GGACACACCACGTCATCGGCACTCGTGATCCACTCGCGCTCCAGCCTGTTCGCGTCCATGCGCCCGAGCTCGACGGCCTGGTTGATACTCTCCTGATAGCCCACGTTCACGCTTCGGATCGACTCCGTGTGCGCAATCGTGATCGCCCGCTGCTTGATCGCCTTCTTCGTCCTCGCCGCCACGAGCCGATCAACTCGCGCGGGCTTCATGCCTTGCTCGGCGAGCCGCGCCCGGTATCGCTCGACGCTCACGGCCTGGCGCTCGGTGAGCCCGATCTGGTCCGCGATGCGCTGGCTCAGCTTGAACGCGCCCTCGCCTTCCTCGATGCCGCTGATTAGCGTCGAGCGCACGGCCTCGGGGATGCTGCGGCTGATCGCCTGCACCGCGTTGTCGGACCCGGCTCGGAGCGCTGCGCCCCACCGCTCGTTCGTCACCTCGAAGGGGAACTTCTCGACGCCCGCCGATTCGAGCAGCTTGACGCCCACGGCCCCGGACTTCTCGGCCGACTCGCGGAAGGCGCGGCGAAACACCCGGTCCATGTGCAGGTTCCCGGCGTCCCATGCGTCGAGGACCGCCGTCACCGCCTCGGCCTGATTGCCGTCACGGAGCGAGCGCCTCAGCGCCGCGAGTAGCCCCGGGTGCGCCTTGGTCGCGGCCACGGCGGCGAGCACCGTGCGTTGCATGGCCGGGGCTGCCTGGTCTGCGATGCGGTGCAGGGCCTTCCATTCCGGCTCGTCGGGCGCGGCCTTCGTGAGCGCGACCAGGCTCGGGGCGCGGGCGGGGTAGTGGCGGAGAGTCAGCATGGGCGGTCCAGCACATCAGCGTAAGGATCGTCCACTCCGGACACCACGTCTCCAGCCTCGTCTACGAGTTGGTTATCCGACATGATAGCCCCTTGGTCATCAGACTCGACGGCGCGCACCCGGCGCTCGGCCCAATCCTTAGCGCGCTGCACGAACAATACAGCCAGCCGGAGCTTGCGGGCACTCACCCGTGACTCCTGTTGCGCCACACCGGCAGCCTTGCACGCCTGGCGACGCTCGGCGAGCGCCTGATTGAGCGCTGCTAGTAGCCGGGCCTCCTCGGCCGGGGGCGCCTCCCGGTGGTGGGCGAGCTGTGTCGCTGCGGCTAGTTCGTATAGGTCTCCTTCGTAATATGTATCCATCACGCTACCTCCATCTCGACCAGGCTCGGCGCGCGGGTGGGGTATCGGCGTAGGGTCAGCACCTAGCCCACCTTCGTCTTCGCCCGCTGCCGTCGCTTCTGCGCCGTGTAGCCGCACCGCTTGCTGCAGTAGACCTGCCGGGCATTAATTGGCTCGAACGACGCATCACATACCGGGCAGGGGAAGTCATCTGCCCCTAGCTCGCTGATCGGCGGCAGTGCCAGGGTCCTGTACCCCTTCGCTGCCTCGCCCGTCGTGGCCCCGTCGATCGCCTCGTCGTCGAGGTCCGCTTCGGTCGGCGGCGCGGGCGCCCTCGGCTCCGGCTCCGACTGCATCGGGTAGGCGTCGTCAGCGAGCGCGGGCAGATTCGCCGCTTCGCGTAGGTACGCTTCGAGGTCGTCGTCGGGGAACAGCGGCATCCCGGCCCCGGCTAGCGCGGTGATATATCCGCCGATCGCGGCCAAGTCCGGCGTCTCCACGTCGCCCCTCACCATGCGCGGCAGCTCGTCCGGGGCCAGCCCGTTGATCCTCAATAGCCGGGGGATCGCGTACCGATTGAAGACCCCGAGGATGCTGTCCACCCAGCCCGCCACGGCCAGTGCGAAGACGCTCGTCTTCGAGTCCGCCAACGCGAACGAGCCCACCTGCTCATGGCCCAACAGAATGAAGTCGGCGAGCATTGCCATGGCGATGCGCTGGTCGTAGCGCTCGATCACCTTGCCCGCGTCGAGGCTTCGGCTGCCCGGGCTGGCCACCAGCTCGAACTTGAACGCGGGATTACTGTTCGAGTCGTACGCCTGGGGCAACACCATGCCGCCTTGCTCGTCCTGGCGTACTCGCGTCACGATCTTTTTACACTCGGCCAGGATGGTAGCCCCGGCACTCCCAGCCGCCGCCGTGAATAGCTCCTGGGGGACGTACATCAGCGGCACGCCCGTGGCGTCACGGTCGATGCCCACCGCCTCGATGAACTGGATCTTCTCCTGGTAGTGGTACGACTTATACGCCCGGCGAAGCAGGCTCACTCCCTCCGGGTTGCCGCCCTGGCTCCGCGCCCGGAACAGTAGCGCCTTCTCGATCGGGATCGTGCGGATATCATAGTTCGGCGCGGGCCGCTGCGTCATCGCGGACATGGACCCGTCTTCCTCGTCGAACTCCCACCGATCGAGGCTGAGCTGCGACCGGAACGCGAACTTGCGCCAGCCGATGCGCCCGTCGCTGTACTTCGATCGCTCCGCTCCGTCCTCGCGGTCAGGCCCGAGCCGGCGCTTGTAAACCGTCTCCAGCATGGACCATCCGTAGGTCATGTCGGTCAGGATGTCGCTGATCGTGTCCGTCCACGTGGTCGAGGTATCGTCTAGGCTCGTCTCGACGAGCTCAAGCGCGGCCAGGCTCGTCGCGTCCGTGGCCGTACACTCGACGCGCACGGGGACTTGAGCCACGTACTGCTCGATCACGAGCAGGGCGGCGCCGGCGACGGCGTGGTTCTCCGCCATCTCACGGTACTTGCGCCGGCCCTGGTCGCCCTTGAGGTCGGGGACAAACTCCTCGTCGATCTGCCCGGCCCATCGGCGCAGCCCGCTGGCTCCCACCTCGTCCATCGGCGATACGTCCACGTCCGTTGCCTTGAGTAGTTCTAGCTCAGTTGCCATCCGCCTCGTCCCCGTCATGTATCGGTCTCATCGCATCCAATAACACTCGCCACCGCGCTGCCGCTTCACGCGCCTGGGCTACTATCACTGCGCTCGCGGGTGCTTCCGCTGACTGAACCCCATCGCCCGGATACCAAGACTCAGCCAACTCCAGCCCCGCAATTTCCAGCGGCTCCGCGTCATGGAACGCCCTCAGCGATAGCTCAGTGAGCGTGAACGCAAGTTCACCCGCCACGTCCCGCAGCGTCAACAACTCGGCGGCAGTCACAACGCCCACTTGCTCCCGCCCACGTCGAAACTTACCGGGGCCGCCCACTCTGCCGCCGGCGCGCACGCCAGCATCAGCGCCTCGGCCCGGTCAGGCGACTTGACTCCCCGCTTCTTCGCCGCGTCCTTCGACTCGATCCGCACTTGGCCCCGGGCGGTGTGATCATATCGGATCCCGAGCAACTGCGCGGCCGTCGCCTCATCGCTGATGCCCGCGATGTCGCCCGCCTGGAACCGCTCGCGCAAAGACCAGTACAGCTCGGCCTTGAGGTTCACGAACTTCTCTTTGTCTCTCGGCGATTCTCCCACGTTGCCGAGCTGCACGTTCAGCCCTTGATCGCGTAGGTGCAGCCCGAAATTGTAGCCGATGCCGATCGAGTCCACGTTCACTGTGAGGTTGCGGCCTCGGTACGGAGCCAGCGCGGCGAGAACCATCCCGCGCGGGTCCGCCTGGCCCCACACTCCGAGCAACGAGACTCGGGTGCCCTCGCGCACGTAGGCGACCGTCTCATCCTCTCCCGGCCCGGCCACGTCGATGCCGACTATGACCGGCTCATCCCCGGTTAGATCGACTTCGCTCAGCTTGGCGTGCTCGATCCAGTCCAGGGATATCAGCGCGTCCTCGGCCTGAGTCGGGAACTGGCCCAGCACGCGCGACTGCCACAGCGGGTGCATCGGTCCCCACTCGGCGTGCTTCTCGCGGACCCACCCGCGCTTCGTGAGATAGTCGCGCACGTTCGTGCCAAGATCCTCGGGCGACATGGCGAGCAGCCCGTCGAGGTCGATGCCGGCAAGGTTCGGCGTATCGAATGCGCCGATCGTGTGCGTTGACCAGCTATCACGCTGGCTCGTGAACGCATCGTAGAACGGGCCCGAGGCTATGGTCGGGTTGCCCAGCGCCAGCACGCGCACATCGCCACCGGCTCGGATGCCCTCGATCGCCTCGTAGATATCCGGGCGGACGCCGGGAGCCTCGTCAAGGATGATTAGCACGCGCCCGTGGAAGCCCTGGAACCGCACGCCCTTGTCGGTCGAGAGCCCAATGGCGTAATTGTTCGGGCCGAGCTTCAATTCGGTCTGGTTAAGTTGGCCCACCACGAGCTTCGCCCCTTGGAGCGCCCGGTGGATCTCGCCCCACAACACGCGCTCGACCTGGGTCCACGTCGGCGCGGTCGTTACCACGATGCCGTCTGGGTAGCGGTACACCCACCAGAGCGCGGCTGCGGCGGCGACGTAGGACTTCCCCGAGGCATGGCACGCCTTGACCGCCGTCCGTGGATGCGTCGCCAGCGAGCGCAATATGGTCTTCTGCGTCGCCCAGAGATCGTGCCCGAGTACCCCCTTGGCGAACTTCACCGGGTCCGAGACAGACGGGGCTGCGTGCGTGGTGGTCACGACGCCGAGTCTTCCTCGTCGCTCGCCACCCGCATCGCGTCGAGCAGCGCGGCTGGGCTCCACTCCTTCGTCCCTGTCGGATCAGTCGGAGCCACCTTGGTCGGCGCATCGATCCCGAGCATGTCCGCCTTTCGTTTCTTGACCCGCAGTCGCTCCGCCATCCATCGACTGTCCTGCGTCGAAGCCATGCGGGCTGCGCACTGGCGGTCCATCTCGTCTAGGTCTGCCATCTCAGTGCGGCGGTACTCGTCCCACACGTCGGCGTAGCGAGCCTTCCACTCTG